TTGCTAACGCATCTATTTCTGTAAACTTTTCTATGCTTGGATCTTTTCTAAATTCTTCACTAATAGAATCTTTCCAAGTAGATGTTGGTTGTGCAGCGGGTGTTGCTACTGGAGTTGTTGGTTGTGCTGTTTCTGTAGTCGTTTTTTCTACAGGCACAGTTTCCTGTGTTATCTGTTCATTTGACATTTTTATTTTTCCTTATCGTTTCGTAGCATTGATTTAATAAATAGAATGACACTACGTTGTCCTTCCATATATGCACTTTCATGGCTATCACCTTTTACATTAGTGGTAGAATGATAATGACATCTTTTTTCA